CGGGGTAAGTCCAGTACCTAGTGAAGTAATTAATTCGCTAAATACTGGCATAAGTTCTGTTGCTATTGGCAACAACTCATTACCCATTTGTACTTGTAATTCTTTTAGTTCTGCTTGTACACGCCTACTTGCGTTAGCAAAACCGTCCTGCGTTCTGTTAAGATCGCCTTGTTGAACTTTAGTTTTTTGTAATAATAATTCATACGTTGCTAATGCTTTTTCTTGTTTAGTTAATTCTTTTGCAGCTGTTTTACCAGTCATTGCAAACGCTTGTGTTTGTACGTCTGCTTCTAGTATTGCAATACCGTATGTTTTCAAACTTTCACGTTCGCCCAATAGTGCCTTAGTAAATGCTTCTAATACTGGTTTTGCACCACCTTGTACGTTACTAAATGAAGCTACGTCCCCGGCAAGTGTTGCTAATTTTGTTGATAGGTTTGCTGATCCCTCTGCTGTAAAGTTAATACCTTGTAAGACTGCACCAGAAGTTGCTAATAATTGTTTTAATTCAAACGACGCTAATCCTGCTTTATTAGCAAATTCTTCTACAAACTTTCCTGTTTCTTGTGCTGCTTGGCCAAATGTAGTTTCAAATGCTGCACCTGCTTCTTCTGCGTCTGACGCTACTGCTAGTGCCTTTGCACCCATTGCAACTGCTGCTGTGCCAACTACTGCAAAACTTTGTGCAGCTGCTACACCTACTTTGCCTATACCTCTACTAAATTTACCTAAAGCTGTATCTGATTTACGTGTTGCACTTATTAAACTTTTAGCGTCGCCAATAAACGCATACCTTAATCTTTTTTCTGCCATATTACGCTGCCCTTGTTATCTTGCCTAAAACTCTTGTATTGTCTGTTGCAAATCTAATTGGTATATCAACAACTTTGTTCATTTCCATTTGATCTTCTATTGCTTTAAATACACGATCTAAATATTCATCAGCTATTTTTGGTAATGCGTTCTGGATTGTTTTACCAACAACATATCCACCAAAACCAGTTCTAAATGCTTGATCCCCTACAAATGATCTATATAATCTTCCTGCACCCGGTTTTGAGTTAGGTAATCTACCTAAATCTTTTTGTCTATAATATCTAAATCTATCGCCATTTTTTCTGTTTACTGGTACTGGTTGAAATCTAGCACCAAGTTCTAAAAAAAGAACTGCGTCGTTTTTATGACCTTGTAATTCAATAGACGCTTGATTTTGTCTTGCACGTGCTTTTATACCACGTACTGCACGATCTCGCCTATGTACTGGACGACCTGCAACGGTTTGACGCTTACCTAATCGTATAGCGTCATTACTAACTTCTTTTGCAATTTCAATATTTACACGTCGGATAGTTTTATTTATCTCTTTGTCTAATGTTTTAAATTGTCTTAGTAAATCATTAAGACCAGATACACCTAATGCACCTGTAACGCCTAATGTTCTTGCTTTTGCTATCGCCATTAATTCCTATTTTCTATTTCCACTACTAATGCGTTTATTATTCCAATATCGCTATTTAACAACTCATTGGGACTAATCCCAGTTGCTAGACTTAGTTGTGCAATAGAAGTTAGGATTGAACTTTTGGGGTATCACTTGAAAATTCCTTAATGGTTTTAACTTCTGCTAAAAATCCGTCAAAGTCTTTAGTTTCCCCTTTTCGTTTAGCACCTAGCCAAGCCAAATAAGCTGCGTGTTCGTATTTTGCTTCTTTGGGATCAGCTAAGGCACTAAATCCTACATCAAATTGTCTTTCAAACTGAACTAAATCTATTGGTCTAATATCAGCTTCTATTTTTTTTCCGTCTTGGTACTCAATTTCGTAACCACCATTCATAAGTGTACTCCTTTACTAACTTGTTGCTCTAGTAATTGTACCACTTGTTGGAAATGTAACAGACATAGTTGCTAATTCGCCTACACCGTTAGCTACTGGTGCGTGTGAATTAACAAGTACTGAACCAGAATAAGCTGGGTTAGTTGAACTTGTTGATCCTGCGTCTGCTTTTACAATAAATGCAGTTGTAGAACCTAACAATGGGAACAATGTAGCGTCAACTTCTGATGAAGCGAAATCTTGTTGAAATTCAATAGAAAGAGAACCGTCTTTAAGTCCCCCTGTTCTTGAAACGAATGTATCGCCCATTGCAGTTGTTACTACTTCGTCTGCTGTAATATCTAATGTTACGCTTTGTACGTGATCTGATAAGTCCACGCTGTTCAATGTAACACTAGCGTTATTTAATACAAATGTTGCCAATGTAACTCCTTTCAAACTTAATTGTATAAGTTATAAAAGAATTTATGTCTTGTGTGTTATTCTATGCCGATTGTTGCGTGAATACCGAAACTAGGATTAGTTCCAGATATTGTGTAATTTAGTCGCCAATATTCGTCGGCAACAGCACCTGCAATAGATTTAATTTCTGATCCTATTGCTGTTATAGCTGTGAAAGTTGCACGATCTGTTGGACTTGTAAAACTTGCGTTGTCATCTGATTGTAGTTTAAAAGTAATTGTTGGCGTTGATGTACCACTAACGCTGTAACAATGTACAGCAGCATAACAACTTTCCCCGGAAGCAACTGCACCTAATTGATAAGCTGCACTATTTCCTGTTGCTGTTAATGCTGTGTCTAAAGCAATAGTTCCTCTAACAACAATGTCTGATGAAATAGATTTATTAATTGTGAATGGTGTAATCTCGCCGACTGTACCAAACATTGAATAACTAAATAAACTTGATTTCATAAAATATGCTGTATTGCCTATACCTGCGTCTGGTACAGCTGTTACAATAATTTCATTACCAATACTTGTACCTAATAAAGCGTCTGGTTTATTTGCACCTGCTTCATAAAAACCGTCTAATGAAAATGTACTATCTTTAGTACCACCTAGTTTTGTTTTAAATCCACCACTATTTATTGTTGTTGCGTCTAATTCATCTGCTGTGATTTCTAAATTCATTGCAGTTGTGTGGCTACTTAGATCATAACCACCTAAAAATACTTTACCGTCATTGAATACAAATTTAGCCATTTATTCTTTTTCCTCTACCCAAGCTTCATTAACATTTGGTGTATTTTTGTCATCAGCTATAAATTTTCCGTTTTCTGTTCTTGCTCTTTTTTTCTTAGACTTAGTTATTTTAGTAGGTTTAATATGCCCACCTTTTATTAATGACTTAGCAACTTGTTCATCATCAATAGTAATAATATCGCCTTTTTGCTTTTCCATAACTTTTTTATTGCCTATGATTTCATATTTAGCCATTTAACTTGTTCCTTTCGTATAAACTTGTATTTGTACATTAGCACCTATTGCGTCAATGCCATTAACATTAACATCTGCACTTATGTTTGATACGCCAACACACCTTGAAGTCGTATCTGCTAAACCAAGTGTACTATTATTAAATATAGCTTGTCTTATGCTTGTGCTACCTTGTCCTGTAATAAAGGTTGCTAACTTATCTTGCCCACTTCTACTATCTGTTCGTTGACAAGCTACCAAAATATCAAACGTGTAAAGATCTGTTCCACGTTGCATTGATGTATCAAAATCAATATCTGTTGGCACTATAAATGCTGCCGGGAAGTTTAAACCTAGGTCTGGAACTGTGTCGTATACTCTTAAACCTGTAATGTTGTTGTTTAAGGTTGTTTTTATAGCGTCTGTTATTTCGCTTAATGTAGCCATTACGCTACACCTAGAACTGTGCCTTTACGAAATGGTGCAATCATACGTGTTATTTCTCTGTTTTGTTGTATATTTACTACACCAAAATCGCCGACACCTGCAACGCCCAATGGTGCGTTCCTCATTGCAAATAACTCACTAGCTAACATTAATGTAGCTTGTCGTATTTGCTCTGGCACACTTGCGTAACCCCAATTAGCTGTAATTTCTGCTCTAGGTCTGTTACTTGAAAAATCTAGTGGCCATTCGTTACTACCGTCGGATATTAATTCAATAATGTAATAAGGATTGCCTGTTATACCACCAACTATGCCGTTTATAGGTAATACTTGGTAATAATTACTTGCAACGGTAACTTCATACGTTCCGTCATCATCATCATCATATTTAACAACTAATCCTGTTGTTGTACTTATATCATCTACACGAAGTCTATATGGATCGTTTGTAAAAAACTTTCTTGCCGAAGCTGATCCGTCTGCGTAGAAGTAACGACCACAAAATGTATCAATCTGCCTACTAGCTGCATTTATTGCGTCGTCTAGTAGATCATTGTCTTGACTATCGCTTGTTGGTATTCCAACAAACGCTTTTAATTCATTTTGAGTACAATAGCCGTTAGTTATGGACATAGGTTATTTACCTTTTTTTCGGCCTTTACCTGTGCCACCTTTCATTTTTTTACCGTAACTTTTACCTTTTGGCATTGTTACTTTTTCTTCTCTACTTTTTTTTCGGATTTAGGTTTTGTAGTTTTTGTTTCAACTTTTCCACCTGCTGCTTTAATAGCTTTTTTAACTTCTTCAGCACGTTTTGCCTTTCCATAGACCTCATAATGCTTTAATTCTTTTTTTAATGCTTCTATTAATTTTTTATCTTGTTTTGCCATAGTGTTCTTTCTAGTGGTTATGCGTGTCGGTTGCCCGACACACATAAACCAATTTAATTAAAAGGTAGGTGCAATAAGTCCTGAACCTACGATTTCTGATATACCTTTTGGATATCTTCCAGAAGCAAAAGCAACGTAACCATAAACAACCATTTTTGTTGTTAAGCTACCTGCGTTTGTTTCTTCAAATTTAAGTTGAAACAAATTATCTTCAAACATAATGTGATCATCAACTTTTGCTATATAAATAGCGTCCTCAGTACCAGCACCTAGATCAGTTCTAATGTTAGCGTCTGTGATTACTGGTAATCCTAGAACACTACCTACAACTTGACCGTAAGCTGCTGCTTCCCCAACACCTGCTGCGTTGTCTGGGTTGTTACCAGCTGGTAATACTAATGGACG